TCCTTTCTTGTCTTCGGGCGTAGGGCTCGGCTCGGGATCGCCAGAGAGGTATCCAGTCACTAGGTTCCGGAACGCGTTCATATCAAAGTTGGGATCGGACTTTCGCCCGACCGGGTAACAAACTTCCTTGTGGCCCATGACTCGGCTGGCCGGGACCCTGAAGGCACGAGCCAGAGCCGCACACAGCTTGGCGTAAGCCTTGATCTGGGTGTCCGGCCACGGAGCCGTACCGGTCCCTTCAGCTTCGATCCCGATTGAGTGCGGGTTGCTCTGCCACGACTGGATCGTGTCTCCAGCGTGCCAGCACAGACCAGCGGCCACGACGTAGACCGTTCCGGACCGAGCCAGGACGAAGTGTGACAGCGGCCCGGCAAGCCCGGTACGGCCATTCTGGACCACGTACAGGCTCGGCGCGTCCCCGGTCGGGGCTCCGGCCGTGTGATGGCACACGATGGCTTGTACGTCCGTCTGGGGGCCGTGTCCCCGGGTCTGCCAGCCAGGCTGTTCAATCACAGTCAGGCCAGCGGACCGAGCGATCTGGGCCAGGTTGGTTAGGTACATACTCCCTCTATTCCTTGTGTCTAGGTGCGTCATGGCGAGGCTTGCGAAGGATGATCAGAAGTCGCCACACAACACAGGCCACGACCAGAGCGAACGCGGGGGTACGTATCCATTCGAATACGCCCGGTACGATAAAGGGCCGGACCAGGTAGAGCAGGAATACAGCCGTCAACGACGTCGTGAACACCCCGAGGTGGCGTCGGTACTCGTCTGTGCCACGCTTCCACCATCGAGCCCGGTACCCGTACACGATAGACGCCCAGGAACCGGATACGGCCCCTACGACCAGAACACCGAAAGTGATCCAGTTAGAAAGGTTCATCTTCGCTTCCTATCCGGTCTCTGTCCAGCCTGGAAAGCGAGCATGAAACCCTCGCCGACATGGTTCTGTTCCAGACGGAGACGCTGAGCTGTCCCGATTCGTTCGGCATCAGCTCTGAATTCTCGGGACAAGATCTGATCCGCCTCGGCTAGTTTGTTCTCTTCACGGGTAAATTCGGCATAACGGCCTAGAAGCCATTCGATAAACCTGTTCATCACGGGTTTCCGTCCGGTTGCGGAATCGGAAGAGAGCCTAGAGTCTTGTTCACGGCCTCTCCTACCGAGCCAAGCTGGATAAGCGCGAACCGGTAATTGAGATTCGCTTCACGCAACTTTTCTATCGTGTCGTTCTTTCTGTTCAAGACAGAAAGAAGGACAGTCACGACGATTCCTAGGCCCGTGATGAGTAACCCGGATAAGACCCCGAACAGGGTCAGCAGGTTAGCAGTCGTCACGGTATCTCCTAGGTATCAGGTTCCGATATCTTTGATAGTCAGGTTCGGAATGTGGCCGGTACTGGAATAAGCCTGAACAACGTTGTTCGTACCGTTAGCGGCATAGATTGTGGCGACGACAGTCCAGGTACCCGTGACCGAAGCGACGAAATCGCCGAATGCCTGGCACTGCGTGTTGAACCCGTTCGAGACAACCGCGTCCCGAGCGGACAGGATCGTGCCGGTCACGTCTGTAGTCGATGCCGTGTTCTTGGCTCGGAGCCGGAACCCAGCGCCAGTCGTAGAGACACCGGTACTGGACAGGTCACCCTGCCAAGTGCAATCGTATCGGCGTCCGGCCGTGGCGTTGAACGAGAATACGCAAGCAACGGTCTCGGTCGTGCCAACGGACGTGGCCGTACCCGTGGGTTTGTGCGATCCGATATAGCCCTTGGGCAGAGACGCCATTGCAGCTACAGCCGCGTCCATCAAGATAATCTTGGTCTCAAGAGCCAGAGCCAGAGCCTGAATCTGGCTCGGTCCATTCGGAGAGTCCGACAATGCCGGATACGGAAACGCGTACGTGGGTGTGCTGGGCATCGGTTCTCCCTTACAGAGGAATGAGGGTCAGAGTCTGGTTACCGAACGAAGCATTGACACCCGTTCCGAAGATCCCGACTTTGGCTTTCAACGTGAACGTGTTCAGTCCTGCATTGAGGCCGACACCCGGACCCATAACATACGATCCGGTACAAGTCGTGGATATCGCCGTGGAAGCCGCCGCCGCGCCCGAGTTGGCACTATTCTTGATCGTGGTGTTGTTGTACGAACCCGGAGCCAACGTTGTAGCACCGGATATAGCCCAACCAACCTCTGCGTTCGAGTTATTACACGTGATGTCCGCACCCCACAAAATCAGGACAGCTCGGGACGAACTGACATACACGTCTAGGCTCAAGGCCCCACCCGTGCTTGGCAAATCGACCCAGGCTCCAGAAGTGTTGGCAATCGTGCTGGCGTCAGTCCTAGTCCGGAACTGGACAGAACTCCCAGCGGTACCGCCTGGACTGGCAACCTTTCCCAGAATGAAGTACCGAGACTGTTTCCGGACAAGCTGGACCGAGTCACCCGGATTGAACCAAGTCGGGATACCCGAGTGGAGAGCGGACACGTTAGTAACGAACCCGCCATTAATCTCTACAGTGTTGACTCCGGTAAGCCTGTCCCAAGAAACGATTCGGCCCTGTACTAGGCTGAAATCCTGGTCCCCTATTCCGCCGGTAATGCCGGGTGTAATCAAATCCGCGATTCGACCCGCGATTGCCATGGATTATCCAATCGTCAGACTCTGTTTCCGGGTTTCGATCCGCATCACACCATCAACGTGGAGCGGGACCGTGATCGAATCCGCGATATGGGTTTCGTATAGGTGTTCGTCATACTTCACGGTCAGGACGTCGTAAGCTTCTAGAGCCGGATTCGGGACCAGGCCGAGCGATACCGAATACGGCAACCCGACCACGCTCAAGAGAAGACCCTGAGCCGCCGCCAGACACTGGGAGGCCGTAGTCATAAACGAGGACGAGAAGAACCTAGGCACCTTGCCGAACGACCCGCCCCATAACGTAGGCGAGTTCACGTCTGTATCGACCACCACGGCCTGAACGGGCGGGAGTTCACCTACCGGCTCACCACGAGCCACGACACCGTTGTAGACCCCGTCACGAGACAAGCTCCGTGTCGCCTGAACCAAGACTCCGTTCTGTCCGGCTCCGATCTCGAACACCGGCTCCGTCGTAGGATCAGGCTGAGACTTGACCACGAACCGCCCGGCATAATCGAAGTAACAGACCTTGCCGTACGAAGCGACTAGGTTCTGAATAAACCCGAGACGGTTATCCGAACAGATCTGGTCCGTCACCAGGTTCGTTGTGTACGCGGATCCGGACGGCCAGTCCGAGTCATACACCGTAGTCATTCCAGCCATGACATCCTGGACCAAGAAATCCAGCACAGCCGCGACCGAAGTCCCTGCCGAGAACTGAATCGGGTTGACAGGCCGACCATCGCGCAGGTTCGATTTCCTGTCCTCGCCACTGATCCGGAGCAAGCCTTTCGTGGTCTGCTCTACCGAGTTGATTCTGTAATACCCGAGACCCACGAATTCCTGGATCCCGTTCCCGTATTCAACGCCACGTTCGATGAACATCTCAGTCCCGTACGGGGCCAGACCGTAATCCCAATCCAGGTCTGTGGTGAGATCTACCGTGCTATTCACATCGGAGCCGGTATCGAACGTGACATCACCCGAGTTGATCCCGAAGAATGCGATCTCGGTCGGATTTACCCCGGTCGCCCAGGGTGAAACAAGACGAGCCCGGAAGATAGCGGTATGGGGACCACGAACCGTGTTCAGAAAAGCGTCCGATACTGGCCGCATACCGCTTACCTCCCGTTAGGGTACAACAATGACTGTGGTGGAAACCTTGTCGATCACATCAGACCAAGTTGCATTGGCCGCGATCACATCAGACCAAGTTGCGTAATTGGCGATCACATCAGACCAGGTATAGGTATCGCCGTACACAGCCGGATTAGGCATGGCACATTCGATAGCGTCAACCGTTACGGTCCAACCCAGAGACTGTTTCTCGTCTTGTTCAACCTTGCACTGTGTCGTCACGAAGTAGATCGCGTCGACATCGTCAGTGCCGGACGGGGGCTGGAGATACATGGGATTGCCGATAGCGAACCGACCTTCAAGATCCTTTGCCACGGATTTGCTCGGGGCATCGATCACAAGACTGAAAGATCGAGACGTCATCAGATCCGAAACAACAACCGGGAACGACCGGCCCAGGATCTGAAACACCCCGGTTCGTCCATCCCGGGTTGTCGGGATCAGGTCCATAATCTCAACCCGGACGTTCTGGCCTGGCCGGTTCGGGTTTTTCAGCCAATACGGATTGGTATTGGCGGAGGGCAGAACCGGAGCCAAGTTTGTAGTCCCAGAGTCCAGCGCATCCCGAACCGTAAGGACCAACAACCGAGCCTTAGAGATCGCGGCCGAGCCACCCTGCCACGAATTGGAACTAGCCGTGACAGTCCGGATATCCGCTTCGGACGCGGTTCGCCAAGTAATGTTTGACTCCGGGTTGGCACCGGCCGTGTTGAACCCACCCTTGGGATCACCGAACCCAGCAGGCAACGAAGCTCCGGTACCGGTCTGTTGTTTCCATTCGTGCAGAAGCCAAACCGGGTTCGGTGTGGTCACTGCCGCGCCGGGATAGGCCACGTCCTGAGCCGAACCATTGACCTGGAACGCGCCCTGAACCGGTGCCTTAGCGTTCGAGTAGGCCGAGATGAACCCGGAACACGAGTCTCCCGCCGAGCCACCGGAGAAGGTGCATGACGGGGCTGTATCGCCAGGAACATATACCCGGTAGAACACCTTCATGTGCGAGTCACCACCCGCCACGGCGGTCCAACCCGCCGGGGTATTGCACGTCGCGGCTGTGTTCCGGTGCGTGACGTAAGCGATCATCATGTGACCTGCAACCAGACCGGCCGGTAACGGAGGCGCGATCGTGGCGTTGTTCGCCGTTGTATACGCACCCGACGCTACCGGCTGGACCAGAGCTGAATCGAAGGTAGAGACACGGTAATAGTTCGTGACACCAAACACGAAACCATCGTAATGATCTACGTGTCCGGCACCGGCAATCAGGGTTACCGTGTCCCCACCACGAATCGACTTCCACGTGATCTGGTCAAGCGAGTGCTCGACCTTGGCGTAGTCCGCATCCGTATTAGCACCCGAAATGGTGATCTGAACCCGGCCGATATCATCGTTGTACGCGCTAGTCAGGGTCAGAGCCATTACGTAGTCACACCCTTCCTGGCGAGTACGAATCGACGTGTATTCCGGTTCGACTCATCAACCTGAACGTTAATGAAGTCGGCGAGCCCGTCCTTGTCGCCCTGAACGGTAATGTTGATCGGGGCTTGCTGGATCTCGGCCGCCGCCTGGACTGTGCCCGTAAGAGCCCCTGATAGGTTCGTAGACAGGTTTGTACCGGTTCCGGCAAAGCTACCCTGGATCTTCTCGGCCATGCTGTCCACGAACGTCTGAACGGGCTTAAACCCGTCCTGAAGACCGCCTAGGAGACCGCCCATGATGGCATTGCCTGCCGGGATCAGCAACCGAGCGTCAACGGTTAGTGGACCCTTGTGGTCCGCGATCCACCCGGCGATTCCCGAGACAAAGTCAGTCACGGGCGACCAAGCGGATTTAAGACCACTCAGGAACCCGTCGATAATACTCTGACCGGCTCTGATCAGGATATCGCCTACGTTACCGAGCGCACCCAAGATTCGGCCGGGGATGCTCCCAATAAAGGACACAACCGCGTTGAACCCGGACACAACAGCTTCCCGGGCATTGCTGACCGCACCGGAGATATTGCTTGTGATGGAACTCCATGCGGACGAAACTCGGCCGACCAGTCCTGAGAACAGACCGGTTATCGCGCTCACTACTCGCTGGATCACAGAGTTGGCATCCGTCATTGCTTGACCGATAGCCTTAGATCCCTGCCCAAACAAATCAATCAACGGCTTCAAAGCTTGCAGCTGGAAATTGATAAGGGCAGCCGCGATCTGAGCAAACAATGCAATGATCGGAGTCACGACTTGAATCGTCGAAGTGATCACCGGGATCAGCGGGATAAACGCCTGGACCAGACT